AGAGGAAGAATAATGGAAGAAACAACTGATGAATACGCAGGTAATCCTAATTGGGCAGGTGATGATTGATGGCTAAAAAGAAACCTGCAAGGAAACCACTTAATGCAAAAACAAAAGCTGCATTACAAAAGAAAGCTGCAAAGTCCAAATATACATATGGACAACTCGCCAGAGTTTATAGGCGCGGACAAGGAGCATATCTATCATCAGGTAGTAAGTCATCTTCCATGGCTGCTTGGGCTATGGGGAGAGTTAATAGTTTTATTAGGGGTGGTCATTCTCAAGATAATGACATAAAGCGTGGAAGTAAGAAGAAGTCTAGTGCCAAGAAAAAAAAGAAAAAGTAAACGTAAGGTTCCTTATGAAAAAGGTGTACCTAAAAAATATCTTGAAAATAAAAAACGTTCTAGGTCTTCTGTTGCTGCTGAAATCAAACGTACTTCTAAAGCCTATAAAGAAGGTAGGTATATAGATTTGAAAGCTGTACAGAAATCAAGGGCAGTCAGGAAAAAGAAAAAAAGATGAAGATTAAAGGCGTTGATGCTAGCAAGTTGACTAAAAGACAACAGACTGCTTTAAAAAAACATTCTAAGCATCATACAAAAAAACATATTCAATATATGGTAAACTCAATGAAACGTGGTTCTAGTTTTTCTAAATCACATGTGAACGCACAAAAAAAGGTAGGTAAATAATGCCAAAGGGTAATGGAGAATATTCTGCAGCACAAAAGAAAATAGCTGCTGTTGCTCCACCATATGACAAGATTACTGGAGCTGACTTTAAAAAGTTACGTTCAAATGGTAAACGTAAACCAAAACAATAATGGCTAAAAGAGTTAGTTGGAAGTGGGGTGGTAAAACTTATTACGGTACTCTTATAAGAGAAACTAAAACACATAAGTTTGCTAGAACTAAAAATGGAAAGATAAAGAAGATTAAAAAATAATGGCTATTACATATAGAGGCGAAAGATTTTCTGGGTACAACAAGCCAAAGAGAACACCGAAGCACCCTACCAAATCTCATGCCGTTCTTGCGAAAGAAGGGGGTAAGGTAAAACTTATCAGGTTTGGACAACAGGGTGTTTCTGGTGCAGGTAAAAACCCCAAAAGTAAAAGAGACAAAGCAAGACGTAAATCATTTAAGGCTAGACATGCTAAAAATATTAGGAAGGGAAAAATGTCTGCAGCCTATTGGGCTAATAAGACAAAATGGTAAATGTTGTTTGCGCTGTTCCAGAATGTTCTAATACTCTTCCAAAAGGTCAAAGAAAATTTTGTTCAACTAAATGTAGACAACTTGTTGATAAAAGAAAATCAAGAGCTAAAGAAAAAGGTGAAGTATATTTACTTCCTGAAAAAAAATCTAATACTAAAGCTAAGCAACCTAAAAAACAAACGCAGGCTGAAGATGGAAGAGCTTCTGCGCGTAGAGGACCTAAATACGAAAACTTTGTAGCAGAAGGTATAGTGCATGAAGTTCTTGGTGATGAGATAACAAGAGATGATGCAGCAGATTTATTAAAAGTATCAAAAGCACAGATATCACGATTTCTATCTGCATATCAAGAAGATTTAGAATATGAAAAAGCACAAGCAGATTGGGAAGTTCCAACTGCAGCAATAGAATCATTAGAAAGTTTTGTTACATTTAGAGAAAGATATTTCTTAACAGAACGTGGTGTACCTTTTGAAACTGCACCTTTTCATGAAAGATGGATATCATCAATTAATAATTCAATAGAAACAGGTGGACAGTTATTAATACTATCACCCCCAAGACATGGTAAAACAGAACTTCTTATACATTTTGCAATATACCAAATATGTAAAAACCCAAATGTAAGAATTATGTGGGTAGGTGGTAATGAAGATATTGCTAAAAACTCTGTATCTTCTGTATTAGATACTTTAGAATCAAATGCTAGGTTAAAAGAAGATTTTTGTGGACCTATGGGTTCTTTCAAACCAAGAACAAGAACTGGTAAATCTTGGTCAAAAAATGGTTTTACAGTTTCTACAAGAACAGTTCATGGTATAAAATCACCAACAATGATTGGTATTGGTAAAGGTGGCAAGATACTATCAAGAGACTGTGACATTATTATTGCAGATGACATTGAGGACCATGCATCTACTGCACAACCAAGTGCAAGAAGAAATACAAAAACCTGGTGGACAACAACACTTGCATCAAGAAAAGAGGAACATACATCAATGTTGGTTATAGGTTCTAGACAACACCCTGAAGATTTATATTCTGCACTAATAGACAATGAAGCATGGGATAATATAGTTGAAGAAGCCCATGATTCTTCTTGTACCATACCTGAGCTAGAAGAAGAAGAACATGTTGATTGTATGCTTTGGTCTGGATTTAGAACTTACAAATGGTTAATGTCAAGAAAACGTGACTCAATGACTACAGGTGGTCAGCAGAGATTTGAGATGGTCTATATGAATAGACCTGGTAAAGCAGGTGGTTCTATCTTTAACATAGAATCTATTACTAATTGTATGGACCACTCAACATATGTTGGTGATATACCTAAGTATAGTTATTTAGTTGCAGGACTAGACCCTGCTGCTACAGGCTATCAAGCTGCTTTTTTATGGGCAATACTAGATAATGGTGAAGATGAACTGTTACAAATGGTTGACATAGAAAATAATAAAGGTGGTGGTATAGAAGAAGCATATAGGGTTATTGTTGAATGGTTTGATAAATACCAATGTAGACATTGGGTTATTGAAGAAAACAACTTTCAAAAAGCAATTAGGCAAGACCCACGTATAAAACAGTTTGCAAATGTAAATGCAATCAAACTTGAAGGTCATGAAACCTATAAAAACAAATGGGATAGTCGATTTGGTATATCTACACTATCGCCTATGTTTGATGACAGACTTATTGTGTTACCTTTTGCTAATGCAGAATCACAAGCAAAATCTGAAATGTATAGAAAACAGCTTATGTTTTTTGGTTCATCTGGTAAAAACAAATATAAATCAGATATAGTAATGGCAAGTTGGTTTCCAATGAAAGTCTTAAGACAGTTGCAAAAAGAACAATATGCTGATATAGGAATTGACTACACTCCTAGCTATGAAGACTTTGATGTAGTAGAATGGAACGAAGCACCATGGAGATAAAATGCTAGTAAATGATATTCTTGATAGAACTTTAAATTTAAAGAAAATGCATGATGAAGCACTTGTAGATAGACAAAGATTTCGTGCAATTATGAATGGAGGTTCTGATGGAATAGCAGCATTGTTAGGCGAAAAGATGAATAATATGGATTCTGAATTATTGCCTGCACCAAACTTACTTGTATCTGCTTTAGATAGACTTGCACAAAAAATTGGAAGAGTACCTGCACTTGATGTTCATGTTACAAATCCTAGAGATAGTGTAAGAAATAAAAACAAAAAAGATAAATTAGAAAGAATTGTTACATCATATGACCAACTTCAAAGATTAGAGTTACAACTTCCACAAGTTGCAAGATGGTTGCCAGGATATGGATTTGCTGTTTTTGTTATTACTTCACGTACAGACCCAAATGGTAATGTATATCCAACAGCAGAACTTCGTGACCCTTATACAACTTTTCCTGGATATCAAGGTGCAAATCAAATGGCAGAGGAACTTGTATCAATTAAAAAGGTGCCGTTAAACAATCTTGTAAAGATGTATCCAGAACTTAAAAAATATTTTGACCAACAAGATAGAGAAACAGATGAAGAAAATTATTTAAGTCATGGTATATATTTAGACAATGATAATGGTTCATGGGAAAATCAAGCAGAAGTTGGAGATGTAATAGCTGAATACATGAATCCAGAAGGAACTTATGTTGTACATGTAGGTTCTAAAACTATTGTTGATTTTGTACCAAATGTTTTAAAATCAGGTCCATCTTTTGTTTGTGCTAAAAGATATTCTTTTGACCAAATACAAGGACAGTTTGACCAAGTAATAGGTCTTATGGCAGCAATGGCAAAAATAAATATTATGTCTGTTATTGCTATGGAAGACGCTGTATTTACAGAAACTAATATTGTAGGTGAAATAGAATCTGGACAATATAGAAAAGGTAGAAATGCCATAAACTATTTGTCTCCTGGTTCACAAGTAGTAAAACCTGTAAACAATTTACCATATCAATTATTTGAATCTGTATCAAGAATAGAAAGACATCTTAGAACAGTAGCAGGTTATCCAGTAAGTGATGATGCTATATCACCAAACTCTTTTGTAACAGGTAGAGGTCTTGAAGAATTGCAAGCAGGTATTGGTGCAATGGTAAATGAGTACCATACAGTGCTTACATATGCATTACAAGAAGTTGATTACAAAAGATTAGAACTTGATGAACTTGGTTTAAATAAAAGAAAACCACTTACAGGAACTATGAATGGTTCTGCATTTTCAGAAAGCTATACACCGTCAGCAGATATTGGTGGTAACTATCTTACAAAACGTAAGTATGGTGCTATGGCTACATTTGATGAAGCAGGTAAGGTTATTACAGGTTTACAATTATTACAAGCAGGTATTATTGATAAACAAACAATGCAAAGAGAAATGGACGGTCTAGAAAACTTACAAGATATAAACGAACGTATTACTAGAGATAAAGCAGAAAGTGTTATGTTTGATTCTTTATTAGCTAGAGCAAGTCAGAATGATTCTAAAGCAATGATGGCATTGGTTGATTTATATAATAGTCCAAGACAAATGGGTACAATACTTAAGAAATTTTTTACGGCTGAAGAGCCACAAATGTCACAAGTAGAACAAGTGTTGGCAGGACAAGGTACTGCAGCGCCACAAGGTCCACCTCCGTCACCACAAGATGTAATGTCTTTGTTAGGGGGTGGATAGTGGACTTTGATAATATAAATGCAGCATTTCACAATATAGTTACATCAGAAGACTGGGAATTAAATAAACTAGATGTAGCAGAATTATATTTGAATGATAACTTGGAAGATGATTCAAGAGATAATTCATGGGAAACTATGGACGGTCTTACAATTATGTTTGTACCAGGATATGGTAGATTACAAATGATTTGGATACAAGAGGAAGAAAATGACTAGAGGACAAAAAAAAGGTGCATTTGCTATAGATGCACAAAGAGGTGAAGGTTCAGCAGAAAGAGAAAGTATGCTTAGAAGTGTACCTGTTGAAGAAACTCCACCTACACCTACAACACCTGCTGTTGTTGAACCAACAATGCCTAGAGCAAATGGTAATGTTGCAAACGTATTTAGGTCAACAGATAAACCAGGTATACAAGCTGTAGATGAATTGCCACAAATAGAGGGATATAAAGTATACGGAGGACAAAATATAGATGTAGCTTCTCAAGCTGCTGCCGCAATAAATGAAATACTTGGAGGTAGTGAAGAAGCATCAGCCATGATTAGTTTTGATATCTAATGGCAATATATGGATATCAACCACCTGACCTAGAGTTAGCAGCTATAGATGAACATAGAAAGCGTGAAAATCAATATAACGCAGTAAAACAAACTTTAGAATCAAAACCTGAAATAGGTATAAACCTTGAACATATTGTAAATAAATACGGAAACATTCTTGGTAGAGATATTATGGTTGGTTCTGCTTTGCTTGGTTTTACAGAAGATTCACCAGAGATAGCTGCTCTAGTAAAAAGACAAATTGAAATAGAACAAGAAAATTCTAGAAAAGGTTTTGAAAAAGTAAAAGCTTTGGGTAGAGGTATTGTTAGAAATACTTTTGTTGGTTTAGATTCTTTTGCAGAATCATTTATAAAAAGACCATATCAAGCTGCTGCAAGAGCAGCAATAGATAGAGGTAAATCTCCACAACTAGCAAATCTTATGTGGTTTTCTCATCTTATATCAGCAGGTAATGGAGAGCATGTTTTAGGATTTCTTACAGGAGATAGTGAATTTGCTGATGCATATAAAGATGCTAGAAAAGATTTAGGTGATGTAGTTGCTGTACGTGCAATAAAAGAACTTGCAAAAGGAAACAAGATAAACCTTGGTGAAGGATACTTTGGTAATTCTACACTTGCTAGAGATACAGAAATATTTAAAGAGATACAAGCTACTATCAAAGACCCATCACAACTTGCAGCTATAGAACAAGTCATACAACAACAATTAGGTGTACCTATTACAGAACTTGAAAGAGATGCAGTAGAAGCTAATACATATAGAGGACAAGTTATATCACCAGGAAGAATTATGGCTATGAACTTTGTAGAGCCTGGAACAGAAAGATACAGAACTGTATCAGGTTTGATTGATGGAATAATTACATTAGGTCTAGACCCTGCAAACTTGGTTGGTGGTCAATTTGTTAAAGCAGGTAAGTATGGAAAAATGTTTATATCTGGTGAAAAAATGACTGGATTTAGTGCAGCTAAATCACAAGGTCAAAATATATTTCAAGGTGTAAACGTACAAGGAAAAAGAGGAACATATTTTAGGTATGTTGATGTTGGAGATAATGTTTTATCAAAAGCTAAATATACAGAAGATGAACTTAGATTGCTTGCTAAAGAAGGCGGTAATACAAGTTATAAATATGCTAGAGATGCTAAAGGTAAAATAATAAATAAACAACTTAGAAAAGATGGTTCTAAGGCTAGACAAAAAGAACCTATAGTAAGTAAAGCTATTGTAGGTATTAACAAAGGTGAAAAAGGTACAGATATACTTGTTGATTCTGTTGCTTTACAAAAAACACTTTTACCTGTTGGACCTGATGAAAAAATTAGAGTATTTGGTAAACAAGGTATAGATTTAGATTATGGAGATTTTGATGACTTTGATGATTATCTTGATTTTATGGTTGACCATGCACTTGTTGAACAACAAGCATTTGCAGGAGAATCAGTAAAGTTATTGAATGAAACAGCAGAAAAAGTTGCTAAAGCTAAAAAAGCAGGACCTTCTGCTAGAGAAGATTTTCTTAAACTTGAAATACAACTTGAACAAGAGATATCTTCATATGTAAAAGGACTACGTGCAGGTAGGGTTAGAGAAATTGAAAAAATAAAAAATGCATCTGGTCTTACTAAAGTATTAAAACCATCATTAAATAAAACAAGATTTGAAGGGTGGCATGCCACAACAGGTAGAAAGATATATCAATTCATGTATGACCAAATACAAAATGGTGCATTTGACTATGAAGATATTATGAAACTACTTCCAGATGTTGCACCACATACTAAAAGAAGTATATTGTCTGCAGAATCTGCAGATGCCATAGGTGATATAGTTGCAAATGAAGTGAGGGCAGGAACAATTACAAAGCGTCTTGACCCTTACTCATTTACATTTAGAGGTGGTGTATCACGTAGAGTAGGTCGTGCAGTTGGAAGAAACAATAAAATACTTGATGATGGAGGAAAGATTGATTTTTCTGATATGGGAGATTTTCTAGGTGTGGGAGCTGTAGTACAGAGAAGAGCTAGAGATAGTAAGATGTACAGATTGTTTCAGTCTATTGCACCTTCTTATATTACTGCACATTCTAGGTCAAAAGGTTTTAGGGAACTAGAACAGTTAATTACAAGATTACCATTTACAACTGCACAAAAAACAAGGTTGTTTGATGACCTTGCAACAACAAGTCAAAGACTTGATGACTTTGCTTTATCTAACAATCGTGTATCAAAACTAAGACTTACAGAAGAATTTTATAATTTATTATTAGGTTCTGACCCAAGTGCAACTGGTGGTCTTTTAGGAGAAGTATCAAAACTTCTTACAGCAAAAGGTTTCCCAAGACAGTTTGCAGGTGGCACATTAGATTTTATTGCAGAGGTAAAAGCATCAAGAGCATACTGGGTATCTCTTGTAGGAGATGAAGTTGTTGATATAGGTTTTACAGGTTCCAAAGCAAAACCTGCAGGACAATATGTAAAAGATAGTGCAAAAGCAAAACTTGAAATGCAAGAGTTAGAAGGACTTGTAGATTCAGGTAATGCAAAAAAGATAAGAGAATTTATAGAACAAACTTATGATGGAGATTTGAAATATGCACAACCAACAGCACATCTTATGTCTGAAATGCTTACAGGAAATATACCACTTCCTGATATGAATGAAGTATTTAGGATACTTGGAACTTTTAGAAACACATTATACAGCATGACAGGTTTGAATAAACTTGGTCCAAAAAGAATTGACTTACCACAACTATTAGCACTTGATGGAAGAGTTGATGATATAACGGATTTAGCAAAAACAAATAGAGAATATGCAGAGTTTATAGCCAAGTGGAAGAGAGATGATGGTGTTAAAGCATTAACAGATGAATATAAAAGAATAACTGGACAGACTTATAAACCAATTCCTAAAGGAGAAGTATTAGATATATTTAATGATTTAGATACTGCTGATTTTGTTCAAGAAGCATTTGGTGCAGGTAACATTGCAGCCAACGCTGTTACACAAAACTTAGCAAAAATATTTTACAAGTATGATAAAGATGCAGGTAGATTAACAAACTCTGTTTTAGTAAGATTAGCAAATAATGCAATATCAGGTGTATGGAAACCGTTTCAACTTTTAAGATTTGCATGGACTGTAAGAGTTATATCTGAAGAACAGTTACGTATGTGGGCAGCAGACTTAACACAGATATATACACACCCTTTATCACATATTGCATATGCTTTTAATAGAAAAGCTGCAACAGATGTTTTAGGTAACTCTTTCAAAGAATCACTTTTATTTAAACAAGCTATGTCTAGAGGTTCAGATGGATTGATGATTAGAAGTGCTGATAGTATGGATAGATATTTTGATACTATAAAAAAATCAAATGCTGTAGATTCTGGTGGAAAAATAAGATTAGATTATGCAAAAGGTTGGGCTACAGAATATACATTATTAGCAGATGATGATTTGGTAGTAGAGGTAGCCAAAATACTTAGAGGAACTTCTGATTTTAAAAGTATAGATAACTTAGCAGCGCATCTTGTAAGAAAAGATTTACCTGAAGATAGACTTGCATTAGCCTGGCAAAACTGGGCAGATGAAGCAGACGGTGTAACAAGAAACGCAAGAAAAACTATGGTGTCTGATAAAGATAGAACATTAGAATATCTTGAATCTTTGCACGCTAGAATAGTTGACAAACTTGGCGGAGATTTTAAAAAATATGTTTTAGACCCAACTACAGGAAAGAAAATAGAAATACCTAAAAATGTAGTTTTTGAAAATGTAAAAGATGCAAATGATTTACCATTGCGCATGTATTATGAAATAACAGAACATGGTAAATATCATGATAATTTATTAAATGGTCTTGCAGATAAAAAAGCATCTTTCTTAAGACAAAGAAGAGGAAAAGAAATAGCTGATGATGTTGATTTAGAAAAAGCATCAGAAATATTTGATGAGATTGCTATTGGTAATAACGCTAGCTCTAAAGAGTTCACAGAACTTGTAAATCAATTTTCTAAAATTGTTGATGACGGACCTCAAGTTGTAAAAGTATCTAGAGCATTAACAAGAAAGCCTGGTGTTGGTGAATCTTACAATAAAACTGTAGCAGCATGGTTTGATTTACTTATGTCAAGACCTACAAACTTTTTATCAAGGTCTCCTGCTTTCAAACAATTTTATTATAGAAGAGTAGCTGAATCAGCATATACATTAAATGCTAAGGCTTTAGAAGAAGTTATATCTAATGCTAAAAAAGCTAATGCTGATAGAAAAATTATTGCTCAGCTAGAAAATACAATACCTACACAAGGTGGTGTATCAAACTTAAATGATTTTGATGATATTGCAAAAGCAGTTGCACTACAAGATGTACAAGAATTATTGTATGATTTAAATAGAAGGTCACAGTTCTCACAAGCAACCAGTTTGATATTCCCATTCGCAGAAGTTCATAAAGAAATAGCAGGTACATGGACTAGGTTACTTGCAGAAAATCCTACAAAACTAAGAAAGCTACAGCTTACAGTTGATTCATTAAGTAAAGAAGACCCAAATGATGAGGGTGATGCTTTTATTTATACAGACCCATTGACAGGAGAAGAAGTATTTACAATACCTATTGTTGATAAAGTTTTAAATAATTATTTTCAAAAAGGACAGTTTTTTGGTGGAGAAGATATAACAGATGATAGTACAAGAATGAGAACTGTAGGTTTCTTGTCATCTGCCAACATAGTTGCAGGTGGTATTATTCCAGGTGTAGGTCCTGTAATACAAATAGGTGCGCAATATTTATTACCTAACATGAAAGAAAACTCTGCTATATACAAAACAGTATTCCCATATGGTGTGCCAGAAACTGCATCAAGTTATCTTATACCATCATGGATAAGAAAGTTTGTAGGTTTATCAAGTAAAGCACCAGAATCATGGCAAAGATTATTAGTAAATACACAAAAAGATTTAATGCGTGCAAAACTTGTAGCAGGTCATATCAGCCTAGAAGGAGAAGAAGCATTACAACAAGCACTTCAAGAAACTAAAAGACAAGCATGGGTGCTGTCATTTATTAGAGGTGGTGTACAGGGAACATTCCTTACAGGTGGTAGTTTTAGATGGGAAAAAGAAGTTATGCCAGGTGGAGAACTTTATATGGACCCAGAAGAACTTGTAAAATCTGGATTAGACCCTGATGGTAGATACTTTGCATTTAATGTTTGGTCAACTGTTTACTATACATTGCTTAGAGAAAATCAAGGTGATTCTTTGAAAGCAACAGAAGAGTTTACAAGAATGTTTGGCTATGACCCAACTGCTTTACTTATATCAAAATCAAAAGAAGTAAGACGTACACCGTATACAGAACCAGGTTTAGCAAACGCAAATGAAGAATTATTTCAAGCACACCCAGATGTTGGATATTACTTTTTTCCTGATAGTCCACTTGATGAATTTAGTTATACAGCTTGGATACAGTCTTTTAAGAAAGATGCTTTAGGTGAAGGTATTGCAAGATATGACCTTACTCTAAATGAATGGGCAGCATTATACAATATGGCTGCAGGTAGATTAGCTATGGAGAAAAGAAGAAGAGATTTATCTACACCAGGTTCTGTAGATTATGTACCAAATGTAAAAGTAAGAAATGAAATGTTGTTTAGGTACAATGAAGTTCTTAGAGATTTTCTACCAGGATATGATATACAACCAAGAACTCCAGGTCCTACTGATTTAGATAATCAAATAAGACAACTGCGTAAAGCTATGTTAAGAGATGATGTTAAAGATACTGATACAGCAAAAGGACTACAAATATATTTTGAAAGTTATGATAATTATATATCTGTTCTACAAAGATATGCAGGTAAGTTGCAAGTTAGTCCAAAAAGATTATCTGCTTACTATGCACGTGAACAATTAAGAAACCATGCAGAAGAGATATATACACAGTATCCTGAGTTTTATTACGTTTGGAATGATATACTAAGTAAACAGCTTGAAGAAAGTTTAGTTAAACTACTAGAAGAAGGCGCAGGATTATGAGCGAAGAAAATGCAGTAGCTAAGTTTGCAAAATATTTAAGAAAAGCAGCTATTGTAAATGAACAATTAGACCAACAAGTAGCACTTACTGGACAACAACTTATAAATATAGTAAAAAAATTTTTCAGAGAAGAGAAAGAAGCATATGCTGATTTCCAAAAATCATATGAAGGTATAGGTCCAGAAAGTTCAGATATAAACTTTTTTGCATCTGCATTTGCAGGATTAGTAAAAGGTATAGGTAAATCATTTACTTATGGTATAGAACTAGCCGAAGAAGAAATGGCAGGTG